TACCCGGTCGCGTCCAATCGGGAGATGCGCAACATCCGCCGCAACGTGAGCCAGAACGGGATGCGCAACGATAAGGCATTCCGCGCGCGGTTCGATCGGCCAAACATGACCATGCACGTTGTGCGGATCAGATAACTAAAGTTAGTATGGTAAACCGTTGAAAACAAAGCAATAAATTAATTGTTTACATACCCTCTAAATGTGCTATAATGAGCCGTCAAGCCGGGAAACCGACTTGGCGGTTCTTTGACATGACTAAAGAAGGAGTGAAGCAATGGCACTTAAAGATTTGCGCGCCCGCGCCAAGACCATCGGCATCCGCATCGAAGCAGACCGCGACGATACCGGCTGGGGCTACTGGCTGATCGACGCAAAGACCAACGAAGGCCCTTGGGCCGACGACAACTTCAGCACCAGCCACGATGAACTGGCTGGCAAGCTGCGCACGTTAGAGTTTGAGCGCGGCGTCCGCGTAAAAGCTATGATGCCGTTTTAAAACAAAAGCCCCGGCGGAGTGAGGACCGCCGGGGCTTCGCGCTGACAGACCGGGAGTGGAGCGGCCTAGTCAGGTCTTATCACCTTTTGGCTGTCCGGTGCAACCCCATCCACGCCAGAGATATCCTCCACCATCCGCCGCAGATCCGACTTTGAATGCGCATCGACCATCGCCCGATCTGCGAAGGTGTGCCGTTTGGTCAGGTATTCCTTGGACGCGATCCGGCCCACATCGACCCAGCCAGCCTCCTTCAGCGCGTGCAGCAGCGCCGCCTGCGGCACCTTGACCGCCGACGTACCCATCGCCAGCGCCACGGCATCGCAGACCCTGTGGAACGGCCCCGCGATTACGCCGCGCGCGAACGGCCCCAACCGCTTGCGCATCATCTCGACCATGTGGCTCTCGCTCATGCTCATGCCATGCTCGACCATGTTCAGCTTCCACTCGGTCACCGGCGGCGCGAGCGACGGATTGAACGCAGACACATCGCGCTGATGCAGCCACGCCGCAACCGCTTCGAACCCGCCGCGCTTGTACCAGTTCCAGATTCGATCCGACGCCGCCTCTGGCATCCGCGGTGCCCTCGACCAGACGCACAGCCAGCGCCGGTCCTGCGTCGGCAGCGTGATCGGCAGCGAATCATTCGTGAAGGCCAACACCAAGATGCGGTTCAGCATCTCGTAGGGGTGCAGCCCCTTGCGGTTGATCAGCAGCGTCTCAGGCGGCGCGGCGATGATCGGCTTGAGCCGGTTCGCCAGCGCGCGGCGCTCGCGCGCCTCCGGCTCCTTAAGCTCGTTCAGGATGACGATTTCCGCTTCCAGCGAGTAGCCCCACTGGCTGTCCAGCCCCTTGTTCTCCATGATCGATCGGTTGTGCTGGTGCGGCCCGCCAATGGCCCACAGGAGCGGCGCCCACATCGTGTCCTTGCCGCAGCCCTCGTCGCCGCCGTGCAGGACCGCGTGGTTGATCTTGATGTCAGGGTGCTGGACCTTGTGCGCCATCACATCCAAGATGTGGTCAAGCTCAGTATCATCAGGAATTAGCGTCTCGCAGTGGGTAAGCCACATCGACACATCCTCGTCGCGGACCTTTGCAGCCCCGCTCATATCGGGCCTAGCGTTCATCCAGCGGTTGGCGTAGGCCAGCCCGTCACGCGCCACCAGCACATCCTCGCCGGCGGCGTAGGTCACGCCGATCACGGCAGGTGCGCCGAACTCTTGGCGGCGCTCGTCGAAGTAGATCGACGCGGGCACCTGCGGCTGCTTCCCGTGCATCGACCGGCACTCGACATGCCGAAACAGCGCGTTGAACACGTTGCGCTGCACCTCGCGCCGCGTCACCATGTCGAAGTACGAATCGTCCGACTGCACGTAGGCGAAGCGGTCGAACCACTCTTGCTTCTCCAGCCGGCCAGCCTCCTTGCGCTCGACCTCTTTGACCCGCACCGCCGCCTCGTCGGGGAACTCCTTGGTCGGCGTGATCTTGTCAGCGAGCTGGCGCATCCGTTCAGTGATCAGTTCATCACGCAGCCCCGGCGAGACGGTCGGGCCGCCGTTCTCGGCGACCCACTCCAGAAACGCGCGGCTGTCGAGGTGCTGGCAGTGGCCGTGATAGCAGCAGAACGAGCGGTCGAGCGGCTTGTACCGCGCCTCGACGTTGCCGTCGCTGTGGGCGGCGTTGTTGGGGCAGACGATGCCGCACCAGCCCTCGTTGTTGACCCGGCTCAGGACCATGCCGTTGTCCGACATCCATGCGAGGACGTTGTCCATGCCAGTGTCGCGGATCTTGACCGACTTGAAGTCGGCGGTATCCGCTGGCTCAGGTGTCACCTCCAGCGCGGCGCAAATCTCGTCCAGCGTGTAGTCCCGATCGGGATGGAACTCGACCAGCCGCGCCTTGAAGCCTTCGCGCCCGCGCTTGAGGTTGACGCTGCCCGGCACGCGGCAGTTGCGCACCGGATTGGTCGCACCTGGGTCGGTGTAACCCGCCTCGGCGATGGCCTTGATCGCCGCTGAGAAACTATGCTTGTCGGGCTGCTCGCTGAACGCATAACCCCACTGAAACGACCCCTCGCTCGTCTCCATGATCCATGTCGGCGCGAGCGGCGGCGTCTTCGACTTGGTGCCCACATCGTCCAGCATCATAAACAGGACGTAATCGCAGTTCTCGCGCTTGGCGCTGGGCTTCTGATCGGTAAAACGGTCAACGATGAAAGCCCCGGTATTGACGTACCAAGATTCGCCGTCCTTGATCTTGGCCCGCGCGGGCAGGAACGATGGAAATGTCGCCTCGGGCACGCCGTCCGCATGGTAGACCATCTCACCATCGCGCAGCTTGGGCGTCTGGCGCAGCAGCAGCGCCGTCTCGCCTGTCTCGTAAGCCAGCCCGGTAACGAACTCGATAAACTTGATGCGATCCTCACTCATCGCTAAACTCCTGCTCTGCGAATTGGCACAGAAAATCGCATGCGGGTGCGATAGGGTTTGTGGTCGGCTGATCAGCCGCGATCTCATCTATGAAAGCGCGCTCACCTTTTAAGCGTGTCAGCCGCGCGCCTAGCCCCCGCGACAGTTTTGACATGCGATCAAACTCAGCAGGGAACTGCTTGCGGACCAGCGCCCAGTACGACGGGCTGGTGGCCTTGACGCAAGGAATGCAGTTGTTGTTCTGGAACCCCATTGCGTACATCACCGGCGGCGCGATATCGGCATTTATGATCATCGCCAGACACGCCTGCTTGTTCAACTTGTACTCGATCAGCGGGTGACGCTGCACCATGTCAGGGTATGTGTTGAGCATCCGCTTGGCGCGGTTCACGTCGGTCTTGTCGTTGGTGTAGCCAAACACATGAGTGTCAGTAGGCAACTGGAAATTAAGGCGCGGGATAAACTTCAGTTCGCTAGTGCAAGGCGCACCATTGATGCCCGCGAGATAATTGCGCTTCTCCCACACATCCCATGTCGAAGCGTATTGTTCAGACTTGATGCGGGTCACGCTTTTACCAAACCACTTTTCGCAGTCGGCTAAAAAGCGTTCGTTGTCGGGATGCTCTGCCCCGGTTTCGCAATACGCCACAATGGCGTCGGGGTTATCTTTTAATGTTAGTTTTGTGGCTACGGCGCTTGCTGCCCCGCAACTAAACCAACAGATAGTACGATAGTTGCGATCCTCACTCATCGCGCTCTCCTCACTTGCCGTAACGGGCCATCGTGGCAACTTCCGCGTTCAGCGGCAGCCCCGACGCCCATGCAGGCGGTTGACACATGATCTCGACCAGACGGGCAGACGCTGCCTCGGCGGTGTCCTCGGGCACTTCCAGAACCACTTCGTCGTGGATGTGCAGGACTACCGGCAAACCTTCTTCCTCTAGTCGTCTCAGCGAGTGGCGAAGCAGATCGTTCGCCACGGCTTGGGTTATATTCTCGCACGCCAGACCGCGCCACAGACGGGCGCGGGGCCATTCCTTCGCGTCGGCTGCGGGCTTCCACGCAGCCTTGGCGTAGGTGACGTTGCCCTCCTCATCGAAGCGGGCGAAAGGATAGCATAACACGCGGCCCGACGGCAGGACATACCAGAGATGCCGCCCGTCGAATAAATACGTGACCCGCCCCGCGCTGACCTCCACGCCCTTGTTGCGCATCGCGCCGGTGTAGGCGTGTTCAAGCTGCTGCCAGTACGGCACCGACCAGGTGTTGGCGCGGCGCCACGCATCGACCATCTTGCGGCTCTCGCTTTCGGTCAGTACCACGTTGTAGATCCGGCCCATGCTGGCGAAGGCACCGACGCCGCCGGCGAAGCCGCAGGCCAATTCTTGGACCTTGCCTATCTGGCGCTGGTCCTTGGTCACATCGGCGTAAGGGACATGGAACGTCGCCATCGCGTTGTGCTTGTACACGTCCTCGCCACGCTCGAAGATGCCCAGCTTCCCCGCGCCGCTGTTAGTGTTCGACGCCCACGGCGTCACCCGCGCCTCGATCGCGGCCCAGTCGGCCACGACCAGCACCTTACCGGGTGCGGCCAGCAGCGACGGGCGCAGCATCCCCTTGAGAACGTCGGTGACGCGCTTGCCGAACTGCGGAACGATCTGGTGCCCGCGCACCATCGCCTGGCGCGTCAGTGCAGGGTCGGCGGCGCACTTGCGGGGGAAGTTGTGGACCTGAAGCCCGAATGATGAAGCACGCCCAGTAGCACTGCCTCCAGCAAAAACGAACGCTCCTCTAACACGGCGATCCTCCTCATCAGCAAGCGCCGCTGCACGGTTAAATTTCGCGACGGACGATGCCCAGAGATCGTCCGCGCACTGGATAACTTCCGCCACTTCAGCCGGGACTTCATCCGGGTTCTCCTCCGCCAGCGCCAGCAAATTAGCGCGCACGTTTTTGTCAATAGATAGCTTGGACTCGCCGTCCTTGTGAACCGTCGCCAGCTTCAGCGCTTCCGGCCCCACTCGGTCCAAGACCCAAGCGCGCATCTTAGGCGAACGCACAGATGTAATCGCCCCACCTGTAATCTCAGCGACAGTATCCTGAATCTCAACCAGTTCTGCTTCAGCGTAGCGCACAGCCGCCTCGGCCAGCAACTTGTCCAGTAGAACCCCACGGTCGTTGATCCTTTCGTTGACGTGATAGTCGGCCAATTCGTCGGCAGACAGCGGGCGCTGCGCCTGGCTGATCGCGCGCATGGCGCGCACATCCTGCTCGCAGTACCGGACCATCTCGGCCATCAGCGCCGCGTCTGCACGGAAGTCGCCGTTTGCCTGCGGGATTGACAGCAGCCGGATTAGCTGACTGCCGCGGTGATCCTTCTTCATGGCCGCGCCGGCGAAGCGGCCCACATCTTCCAAGCTGCCCGGCGCGCAATTGGCGCGGGCCTGCGTGGCGGTGCAGTAGAACTGCTCCAGCGCGTAGTCTATCTGTAGGACGTACCAGAACACCAGACGCTCGAAGGCGGCGTTGTGCGCCCTGATCTGGCCGGTGTGACGGCGCACGTCGGCGGGGAACGGCTGGTCAGGCGTCCACGTCCGCACGTCATCATCGTCGAAGGCGTAGGACATACACAGCACGTCGGTGCTGGCATCCTGCGCGTAGTTGTAGACGCCGCGGCTGCGAAGATCGCAGCGGCTGCGCGTCTCAAAATCGATCCAAAGTATGTTCACGGACGCCTCACTTCATCCGCTACTCGCCGGGACGGCCCAACCCGCCCCGGCTTTCGCTCACCTGTTAGGCCCTGCGGCGACGGCGAGGGGCCTCGGCGGCAACCTCATCTTCGACCGCATTTTCCTCGGCTTCCGGCGCCTCACTAGGCCCACTATCCATCGACACCCATTCGATGATCTCGAAGATCGGGGTGAAGATGCGCCCGTAGGACTTGTGCTGATAATGCTCCTTACGAAGCTGTACCAGCGGGACCGGATTGGACTGATCCTTATCGACCTGTTCGGCAATAGCGACGGCTAGCGCCTGCACCCCGCGCTTACCACCAACCGAAGTTGCCGTGTAGCGCGCCTGCATCCCCTCATCTTCGCCGTTCGTGCAAGCCAGCGTCATGCCGACTTGCATTTCCCAGCCGCGCTTGGCCGCTTCCGGCGCCGGGCCAGTTTCCGGCAGCGGGTCAGTGACCGGCGCCATCGACTCGGCAAGGACAACGCCGTCGCCCCAAGCAATATAGCCGTGGACGAATGAGAACGGATTGACCGCCCACACACTATCGCCCTCAACCTCTGTCTGGTCAGCGCCGAACACCCAGTGCCCGGTCTTATCCATCTTGAGGATAACCATATTACCCGAACCGCCAACTTCAGCCTCAATTGACCGAAGCGCCGACGAGAGCGACTTGACCGACGGCAGACCTGCGCCGCCGAACTTGGTGACTTCATTAGACATTACTGTACCTTTCTAGCTTACTGGATTTTGGACATCGCCTTCTTCAGCGTATGCCCGATCTGCAACACAGATGGCCGGGGATCGCTCTCCGGTGCAAGAGTGCTACCACTTGAGACGGCGACCACAAGGTCTGCCGGCAATTCGATCTTGGCTTTCTTCA